TCACCCTGTTTTTGTGTTGACGATCACCCAATCTTTTCCTCTGTCATCATTATATTTGTCTGTCATTTTTCTTGATTTATGGCCGAGTAATTTTTGCGTGTCGACACCTTGTTCTCTGTACAAGCGTTCTGATAATGATCTCTGTTCGTGAAAAGTGGGTGGGGATCCCTTATCCCATTTCAGTCCACTTCTGTCACGTGCTTTTTTGAATGTTGAAGTTAAAGAACTGGTTGAAACCTGATCACCGCGGTTTGCTTGTGAGGTGGTATGTCTGAAATGCACAAGATATTTACTGATGACTGCATCCCGGCATTTAGATACAACGTCCCGAAGAGTTAAACCCAGCGCTTCACATTTCAAGTCCAATGGTATGGCTAAACGCGATCCTGTTTTTTCCTGTTCGACATGGAGCATATCGTCCCATATGTCTTTAAACTTCATGTTACAGATATCGCCCAAACGCTGACCTGTTATTATCGCGAGCAACATTCCACACTGGAGGTATGGTTCTTGCTTTTCGGCAGCTTCATAAATAGTTTTCCACTCTTCCAAAGAAAGACGCTGACGAGTGACTTTGTTTCTCGGCTGCTTGGTCGCCAGGGCAGGGTTATAGCCTGGAAGGACATGACCGTTATGTTGCGCTTCTTTGAATACATCAATCAAAACCATGCGAACAACTTGCGCCATACGATTATGGCCTTCAGCCTTAACTGCATCCGTGATCTCAGAGATATCCAATGCGGAAATATCTTTCAAATATTGCATACCGCAATGTTCACGAAATAACCTGACTGGTTTTGCTTTCTGTCGATAAGAATTAGGTCTGAGTTCACGGTGTTTTAACCGTTCGTCCTGAATTTCAATATACTTATCAATCCACTCAGTGACAGTAATGTCCGTTCTTCTGCCTTTCATTCTGGCAAGACGGTCGTTAACACTAAGAACCTGCCTGGTTCTTTGTTCTGCAATGATCGTGTTCGCTTCGGATGCAACCTTTTTAGCTTCCACTTCATCAGTACCCAAGCTGTGAAAGCGTCCTGAAACAGGATGTTTATATTGCCAATAAATCTTGCCCGTCCGCTTATCTAGCTTGCAGTATAGATTCGGAATTGAAATTTTGTGAGAACGTGGTCTAGCAGCCATCTGCAATAATCCGTTGTAATCTTGGACTGGCGTTTGCCGGAATTTTCGGTTCGGCAAGCGTACCAACAAATCGAGCATTACGGTCTACCATCCAGTAACGACCTACTTTAACAGCTGGAGGTATCATCATTTTGCCTTTAGCGTATTTCTTAAGGATACGCTCACTTGGTGCTTGCGCTCCGAACTCCTCATTGGCCCAGTCGAGTAAGGGGATCATTCGTGACATTTATTTTTCTCCACAAAGCCCGGCTGCACCCGGGCTGTAACATCAAATATCAGTGCTGGTGGTCGGTATTAATATCAGCCAGATAAACACGCGGAATTACCGGAGAGTAGCCAGAAAGCGCTTCTTGCAGTCTTTCAAGCTTCACGTATTCCTGAACGCAAGTTCCCGAATAGTTATTTAGCCAGATAGTCGCCTTTTCTGGGTCAGGCGTATAAGTAACCACTTCTCCCGATTGCCAGCACAGGGCGTACAGGTCAGCGGCTGCCTTAACCTGCGCGTATGGCAACTCGGCAGGGCATTCCTCCGGCACTACCGGCACTGGCTGGGCGCTGTACTCATGTGCCACAGCCATTTGTGGATGATTGGGATTATTACACGGTACTCCACACACCTCACAGACAGCGTGCTGTATCCCGTCCAGCCTGCGGCGTTCCTGTAGCTCTCGCATCGCCGCTGCAATATCGGTGTAGTCAGTCAAAACTGAATCGTCGCAGATTTCAGCGCGCGCCAGAATTTCAGCTATTTTCCTGTCTGTTAGTTTGTTATTGCTCATCGCAATACATCCTCCACACTGATTAACCCTTTACGGCTCAAATAGTTCATTGCGGCGCCGTGTAACTTGCTGTTCGGCCTGGCGTTTCTAAGCGAGTGGGCCAGACGCTTAATCCACATCGTTAATTCTTCCACTTGCTTTTCTGCTTCTTCCAGTTGTTCGCGCACCTGTCGCATATCATCACGCTGAGTAAGTGCCGATTCAGGCATGGAATGTTCGGCACACGGGATTATTGTGTGAACGTCTGAGTATTCGCCGCCGCCGTCACTGAATGCCATTACACAACCACACTTTGATTTGCCGTTCACAAAGACAATTTTGTTACTCATAATGACCGTCCTGCACGTTGCGTAACCAGATACAGACCGCGCCGTCTTCGGTGTCGTGAATGGAACCGACAAACCAGCCGTTACCTGCTGGCGGATCTGGTTGCCACGTTGAAATGTCGCACCCGTCAACGTCAGGATCTATTTCCTCGTCATCCAGGTATGAGACTTTCCATTCCAAACCGTTAGCTTCCAGCCAGGCATTTAACTCGTCTGGAGAGATAACCTCACGACCATCGCAAAACTGTTCGTACAGCGGGTGAGTCCAGTAACCGTAATTATCGCGCTCTACGGGTAATGCAGTGATTTTGTTCATTATCATTTCAGGCGGTCAGCGACCGCCAGCCTCCGTTATGCGGTCACGTTCTCTTCCACGCCAGCGTTTTCGACGACGCTGTACTCACCTGTGATGACAGACGCATCAGCCGGATCGATAGTCAGCGTCTCCTTTTCGTCCATTGATACCGCGCGCTGGATCTCAATGGATACAGGCAGGTATTTGAACAGGCGGCGTATGGCGGTTTTTTTTGCCATTTCCTCCCAGTGAGTAACCCACGGGCCGTTGTTACCGGCTTTGCTCTGTGCCCGTACCAGCTCTATCTGTTTACGGGTCATTACCTCAAACTGTGTGCCGCCATCTTTAAGGCGGGCAACGGCATAGACATGAGTAACTGGTGCATCTTCGTTCTCACCCGGACGGTGTACCAGCTTCTCTTCCAGACCAAACTCGAAGCTGAAATCGTCACCTTCGCGGACGACGCGCGCGGAAAGACTTGCAATCTGTCCGGAACGGCGGGCAAGGTCGATCATTCCCCGGTAGCCAATAATTAACTGAACGTTTTTTTTGCCTGACTTTTCGTTTCTGTTTCCGAACGGTAGCAGATAGGCATGACCGAGCGCGCCGCCGGGTTCCAGCCCAAGCTGGGAACACTGAACGATGGCGCTGACAAAACTCATGGTGTCACAGTCACCCAGCGCCGGAACTTTTCGGATTTCCGTTGTGGCTATCCGGATCATGCGTTCCGCTGTCATGTGGCGGGGCAGGGCCGCCGCCAGTTGTTCTTTCATGGAAGGCTGGTTGATAAAGCTGATCACATCGTTGTTATTTTTCACTGCCGTCGGGGTGCGTGCTCCCTGTGTTTTTTGCAGGTCGGCTTTTGCAATAGGTGGCTGTTTAGGCATTTGCATTCTCCTTCGCCCAGCGGGGCAGTGATAAAGTTTTAATGGCAGGCCATTCATCGTTACTAAGGCATTCGGCCAGGGTTTGCAGATTGCGACGATATTCCCGCTGACCTGCCAGTTTTGCGTCTTCACCCATCATGAAAATCTCAACCGGGTAACGCCCACATTCGGCGGTTGTACTGGCAACAAGGAAGACGAAGGTGGGTATCTCACCGAACTGCGCCCGATAACCGTCGCTGTAGAAAGCGTCCTGTACGTGGTAGCGATAATCGTAATAAGCTGTCCTGAACCGCTGGATATCAGCAGTGGTTTTCACATCCATGATCCAGTGAAATTCAGGGATGATTTTGTCCGGACGGCACCGACACAAAATTCCTGTTTCCGGATCTTCCCAGTAGACTGATGATTCAGCATATCCGGCGCTTTCAACCAGCCACTGCCCCAGCGGTAACGCCATCACACTCTGGTACATAAGTTCGATTTTCCGGCCTTCTTCTGCCGTAAGCACGGTTCTTCCTGTCCGGGCGCACTCTTCCAGAAAGGTTTTCTCTTCTTCTTTTCCTGTGCTGGTACGGCGGTTAAACTCCGGTGCGATGATGAAGCGTTTATTGAACTCCTCTGGTTCCAGTATCCGGCAGTGAAAAGCCGTTCCTGTATCGAGAGACTTTGTTTTCTCCGTGTCCACGGGGGCATTTTTGCGCCAAAGATAAATTGCTGGTGTATCTGCGATATCATCAAGCTGTGATTTACTGACCCCCGGGCCAGCGTGATACGCCTCGTTAGGGATGTCATAGTAAATGCCTGGCTGTATATCATCAGGGACAGTGAAATTTCCGTTTTCTACGGGATCTGCCGCTTCGCCAGCTTCATCACCGCCAGTACCTGATCCACCGTCCGTTGTAATTTCCTGCCCTGTATCGCCAGCCGTTTCCTGCTGGTTGCTCTCTTTCGGCGTTTCTCCATCTCTTTCTGTTCTGGCTTCCGTTTTTTCGGTCTGGTTTGAGGGGGGCGGGAATAGCGCTGATACATCGAAAGTCCCGTCCGCGTTTCTGGTGACAGCCTCCGGCTCTGCTGCTGGTTGTTTTTCCTCCGGCACCACTTCTTCTTTTTCACCCTGATTTGAGGCGCTGTAATTGTTATGAACCCACTTCGGATCGTTCGGGTCGCTGATGCCTTCGACATATTCACCGCGCGCGGCTGCCAGTTGTTTACCAACATCAACCGGGTTTTTGGGTGGAATGTTTTTACGTGCTTCGTGCAGTTCTGCCCGTATTTTCTGGTAGCCTGCTTCTGTCTGGCTTACAGGTGGTTCATTCTCCAGCGGCTGCGGGTCCGGATGATGTTCAGTTGTGTCCTGTTCCACTGCTTCAGGCGTTGCTGGTTCATCTGCCAGTTCGCCTGTCGGTTGCGGTTTTTCTTCATCACACTGAAATCTCCCTGTCTCAATATCCCGCAGACATTTGCCCGCCTGACGAAGCCTTGCTGCATTTTCTTCATGGGTTGTTGGGGTGTTATCAGGCACATATTCGTACCAGTCCGGATCGCGAACACCATGAACGGCAAGAAAGCTTTCGCACCACGTCCGGCGAAGATCAGGATTACCGTTATGTACGGCCTTTGGCGCTTTGCGTACCAGGTCAATAATGGTCTGTCGGTCGTAGCCTTTGATGTCGGGAATAATGCCCACTGTCATCGACATTTGTTTCCAGTCTTCCCGGTCTTCGGCGATGATACGTTTTGCAAAATCCATTGCAGGACGCAGGTTATTCAGATCCAGCTCCTCACAGAAACCACAGGCGAGCTCATAGTTAATCGTTCTGTGTGTCGGTTTTTCGCTACGGCGTGGACGTTCTGGCTTATTTACGTCGTCGACAATTACTTTATGTGGCCCGGTTTTTTTAACGGGTGCAGGTTTATTCTTCAGGCGTTCAGCCCATTCCTTAATCAGCAGGCCGCGGTTAATGTGTTCAGCACTGAACCATTCCTTAAAAAACTTAATAGTGGTGCATAACTCAGGCACTTTTCCATCGACAGGAAATACCTGTTTATACGCATTCACTGCTTTGTGAATATCGTGCTCGATAGCTTTTTTGAACGGCTCTACATTTTCTGCTGCGAGTATCAGGTTCTGGACAGTGGTATTCTGAGTATCCATCTCCAGACACGCGATTTCTTTTTTCTGGTCTGTATCGACGTGATAAAGATATTCTCCATCGCCAATATACTGTGCCAGAACGCGATGGCGGAACGGCAGTGTCGCAACCACGGTCAGTTGAGGGTTTGCTGGCGGGTTATGAGTTTCCTGTATCCCGTTTTCTCCGGCAGGAGTGCCAGCACCGTCTGCGAGTTCTGTTTCATCTGATTTAACAGCAAAAGATGCGCCGGGGATAAGTGTCAGGGTTTTGCCGTCTTCGCCACCGGGTTCGCGGTTTTCACAAAATTTAGTGTCAAAGACACCCTCGGGCGGAATGTCATTTTCTACCGGAAAATGTACGCGTACAGGTCTGGCAAAATCAGCTTCATCAAATCCGGCCGCATCCATAGCCAGTTCGCCACGGGAGAGGGCGAGTGACTGCTTTTTAGCTGTACACCAGAAAAAACCGGCTTTAAAGCCGAGGCGTTTCCTGGCACTTTCATTTTTAACCTTGTAATAAAATGAATATTCTTCCTGCTTAATGCTCATTGTTTTTTAACCTCAGTTAAGATTAAAATCGTTTTGCCAGTGAAAATCCTCTCCGGGTGCTCACTGGTCATGTCTCTGGTGGTGGGTCTGGTCGCTCACCTCAGCATCGCCGGGATGTAAAGCCGGGGAAGCGCCTGCATTTAATGCAGGCTTTTTTCCTTTGAGGCCTCAGACATCGCCCGCGCAAAATCACTGGCAACAGACAGGCTCTTCAATGCACCAATAACCTCCCGGGGGACGTCTTTCACTTTGAGCAACATGGCTGCTGCGGCTATAGTGGAGTCCCATGCCCCTGTTTTTTCATCTGCATATGCAGTTATTGATTTATTTATTGAATAGCCATCTTCGTTTCTGCTTAACTCGTATGAATAGCCAATAACTACCGGCATATTGTTTTGCTCGCATATTTTAAATATACGGCTGGTGAGTTCTTTTAGTTCCTGTAATACTGCTGCATCAGGCGTTGTATTTTTCATTTTTATTTCCTTTTTCAGGTTGAGTGAATCCCTGCCATTGCTGGCATAGTTTTATTGTTTCAGTAAATGATTAATTAAAGTTCATGTGCCATCTGGTCATGGCTGGCACAGCGTTTACTGCAATATTTTTGTTTTTTACGTGAAATAAGCGTTCCGTACATATATATCAGTTCATATTCGTATGCGGTCTCTTCCGGTATTGCTTTCTGACAATATGCGCAGTTAATTAATGTCGGGTCTCCTTTCTGGGTGAGTAGAGTATAAATTTTACGAATCAAGCCCGGCTTTCTGTTTATTGCAGTCTGCTGTTTAGCCGGACTGCGCATCCAGTCGGAACGAGGTGTAATGACAGGTATCATCGTTTTATCCTCTTTGCCTGTTTATAAGCGAATTTTGTTGGTGCGGTGCCTGGTGCCTCCAGGTGACGATAACCAGTTAACCATTACCGCCGACTACTATTTCCACCCACAACATGAAGGACCGTTATGTCTTTTTAACTGTGCCGCGTGCGCTTAGCCGCATTCACCACACCACAAAATTCGCTTTAAAAAGGGCGGAAACCAGAAAGGAATGAACTGGTACCGCCAAAGACTACACACAGCAATGTCACGGGTTCCACTCGCAACCGGAAGCGCGCTCAACCAGGATCGGTGGATTTAACGACAACCTTAGTTAAGTAACGAACGCGCTTTCGTGTTGTATGCTCCGTATCGTGGAGCTGACGCCTGTCTTTATCCACATCGGGGCGGTGGTATACTGGAGTTCCCACACAACCAGTAAGGAAATATTATGTCTGATACAATCAGCCCTTTTGTTTTTCCTGAAAAAGCAGCTCACGAAGTGGCTCTTGAGTTAATCAGAGCGGGCAAAATTAGTTACGCAAGTGATGCTTCGGATGTTTTTACACATATGCTTAACCACTACCGCGCTGAGAGGGATCGACCTCAACAGGAAGATAAAGCTTCGTAAACGCCTCTCTCACCTCATGAGCCAGTTTCTCGACTGGCTCTTTATCTGCTCGCTGGTCATTGATTTTCATTTTTCTACGCAGAGTAGAAGCTGCGATAGCCTGAACCTCTACTGGAAGTTCTTGCATCTTCATCTTTCACCTCATCCGCTTAACGCCCGGCGGCGGAACGTTTTATCTACTGCGCTTGTTACTTACCAACAACTGCCGTCATGTTCGTATGCCTCAGGCTGGCTACTTAGCCCGACTCAGCAGCGGGATAACTCTTGGTATTGTCCGGCTGTTATCTGGTCTGGCGTTGTCTTGATGAATTCATTAAACACGTAATGATGTGTAATTGTCAACACATAATGTGTTTTTGGTTGAGGGAGGGCGTTCTGCTGGGCTTGAGGCAATAAAAAACCCGCCAGTGGCAGGTTTTAAACTATTCAGGTCAAGTCTTAAGTTAGTTTTCTGGTGGTTGAGTTGAGTTTTTAAGGCGATTTCTTAGATACGTTTCAACATAGTCATCAATCTCTTTTAAACGAACCTCAAAGAGATCAATCATTCGTTGTTGCTCTGAGCTTGGTAACTGATTGAATAACTCAAGTAATTTTTTATGTTGATCACTTAGCCATGCCTGCGAGGAGTCCTTTTCACCAAACAGAAGTTCGGGTGGGGAAATACCTAGTGCTTCACCAAGTACAACTGCATCATACACCCCAACATTTCTACTTCCTGCTTCATAGTTTCCTATGCGTGACTGAGTCCATCCACAAATCTCAGCCAGTTTACCTTGAGACAGGCCGAGCTTTTGTCTGCGCCCCTTGAGGCGCATTGCGATCTCATCATTAAGCCGGCTGGCGGCAATTTTTTCATTTTCTTTTCTCAT